GGATGGCGATGAAAGAAGTAAATCGTGAAATAGACAATGCGTTTAATCAACTAATAAATACTTACAAAGTAGATGCAAGAAATATGTACGATGAATTATACGAAAAATCTGTTGAGTTTGATAATAGGCATATTGAAACACTTAATAAGCTTCGCGAAAAATTAAAATACGATATTGACTTAGCTGTTGGAGATAAACTTGAGGAGAAATATAAATGATGTATATAAAAGCAACAAGAAGTATTGACGTGATTAAAGAAGAAGAAAATGCAAAAACTATTATTTTTCTTGAGCCCGGGATGAATTTAACTCAATTTAGTAAAGGTAGTTGTATAAAATTTCAAAGTGGTCATTCCATATTTGTTAATGAAAAATTAGATGAATTAATGAAATCTATTGAGTTATTGGAGGTTTAAATGTCAAATGATCGTTATCGTGAGTTAATAGATTCAATGGCTGCTGAAGTTGATACTAACGGTGAATTTCCTAATAAATACTCTGATGAGTTTATTGAATGCGCATCTGAATCATTAAGAAAAGAGATTGATACTATACAGATAAAAGGTCTTTTGGTGTTTGATGCAATAATTAAAGGTGATAAAAAAGATGGTAGATTACTTGAAATGATATCTAAATACATGACAGAAGAAAGCGATACATTAAAAAAAGTACTCGCAATAGCAATATGTGAATTAATAACTGATAACGTGATTAACTTCTACGAAGAAGATATCTTTGATGATGTAAAGAAAGTCTATAAGCGTAAATATTGTGAAGATAATTGGAATTATTCTGTTTATAACTCTACTGAACAGTTACCGCATTGCGGATAGGAGATTTACTATGAGCTACATTATGCATGATTTTTCACACAGATACCATGATTCTATACAAGACATACTTAATATTAATTATTTGAGGTCTGAACTTGATAAAAAAATAGGAAATATTAATAAATTAAAAAAGAATAACTCTATCATTAGTAATGAATATTATGTGAACAAGATCGTAAGAGAAAGGAAAATAAAAAAACTTGAATTAGAACTTTTTGGGACTTGATTATGGAAGATGATCTTCAACAACTTGCGTATCAGTGTGAACTTGAATTTAGACGATTTATAGAGGAGAGTATTAATGGCGCTTCGAGGGAGAAAACCAGAGAAAGTGGAGAAGAGACTGAAGGCTCTATTTTACGGGATGGCTGGTGTTGGTAAAACAACTGCTGCAATTCAGTTTCCAAAACCATATCTAATAGATACTGAAAAAGGCGCCGAGAATGATCAGTATGTTGAAATTCTAAAAGAAAAAGAAGGCGCTATATTCTCAACAACTGATTTCTTTGAGTTAATAGAAGAAGTAAAGGCTTTATTAACAACAAAACATGATTATAAAACATTGATAATTGACCCTCTTACTGTGCTTTATAATACGCTATTAGAGCAGGCTGAAAAGAAAGTAGGTAGTGAATTCGGTCGTCATTATGGAGAAGCTAATAAGAGCGTTAAACACCTTTTAAATTTGCTTTTACGGCTTGATATGAATGTTATTATTACTTCTCATTCTAAAAATGAATACGGTCAAGGAATGATTGTCTTAGGACAAACTTTCGATTGCTATAAAAAACTTGATTATCTTTTTGATATTGTGTTTGAAATACAAAAGCGCGGAAAAGAAAGAGTTGGTGTTGTTAAGAAAACTCGCATAGAAACTTTTGGAGATGGAGAGACATTCCCATTTTCTTATGAAGAAATAGCAAAAAGATACGGTAAAAAAGTATTGGAAAAGAAAGCATCAATTGAATTATTAGCAACTAAAGAAGAAGTTATAGAAGTAAAACGACTAATTGAACTTTTAAAAATACCTGAAGATAATTATCAAAAATGGCTTAATAAAGCTTCTGCTGAATCATTTGATGAAATGAAATCTGATGATATTCAAAAATGTATTAATCACCTTAAATCACAAGTAACAGGAGAGTAAAATGGCAGATTTAGAATTTACACCAAAAACAGAAAAGGAGGTATCTTGCTTGTTAGAAGAAGGTCAAGGTTCATTTGAAGTTATTAAATCTGTTAAAAGAGTTTCAGAAGCAGGAAATTCTTATATAGCATTAACTTTAAAATGTTGGGATAAGAATGGAATGCAAGGTCTTATTTTCGATAATATTATGAACGGAGATCATCCATTTGTTCAAAGAAAAATAAGACATTTTTGTTATACGGTCGGCCTTCAAAAAGAATATCAAGAAGGTAAGTTAAATGCTTTTATGTGTGAAAATAAAACTGGCAATCTTTTGATAGGAATACAAAAAGATAAAAAAGGTGATAAACCAGATAAAAACTGTGTTTCGGATTATATTTTTATTGAAAAAAATACAATTAATGAAAATCCAATAGATGATTCAATACCTTTTTAACTTAGGAGAAAACCGTGATAGATATAGAAAACTTAACACTTAAACAAATTAATGAAATTAATAAATTATCTAAAAATTGTAATAAACCTCACCCGTATAAAATTGGTCAAAATTATTTTATACGAACTGTAACATATTTTTTTACTGGTAAATTAGTTGAAGTTTTAGATTACGAAATTGTTATTGAAGATGCCGCATGGATACCAGATACCGGAAGATATTCTGATTCTTTTAAAACTGGCGAACATTCTGAAATAGAACCAATTGAAGGTAAATTAATAATTGGACGTCAAGCAATTATTGACTGCACAGAATGGAATAAACCTTTACCAAGAAAACAGAAATGATATCAGTTCTTGAAAGAGGGTCTAGGTCTTGGTCTGTGTCTAGGTCTAGGTCTGTGTCTGAGTCTAGGTCTGTGTCTGAGTCTAGGTCTATGTATTGGTCTAGGTCTATGTATTGGTCTAGGTCTAGGTCTGGGTCTTTGTCTAGGTCTGGGTCTTGGTCTGGGTCTGTGTCTGGGTCTTGGTCTGGGTCTAGGTCTATGTATTGGTCTTGGTCTGTGTCTGGGTCTGTGTCTAGGTCTAGGTCTGGGTCTGGGTAAATTTAAGGATTATAAGATGATATCAGTTCTTGAAAGAGGGTCTAGGTCTATGTATTGGTCTGGGTCTTGGTCTGGGTCTAGGTCTGGGTCTAGGTCTGGGTCTGGGTATTGGTATTGGTCTTGGTCTGGGTCTTGGTCTAGGTCTGGGTCTGGGTAAATATTTTTAACTTAGGAAGGAGAGGCAAGATGCTTTTATTAACCAGAAGGGTTGGTGAAACTATAATAATCGGTGAAAAAGAAGTAAGGATTGTAGTATTAGCTATAAAAGGAAATCAAGTCAGGCTTGGTATAGAAGCTGATGATGATATATCAATACACAGAGAAGAAGTTTATAAGCGTATATTGAAAGAAAGAGGAAAAGGAGAGATTAATGGAAGTAAATAAGATTAGAGTAATTAAATTTCGCGCTTGGTTAAAAAGTGAAAAAAGATTTTATTTAAATCCTATAATTGACTTTAATAATATTATTATTTACTCAGAAATGCCAGTAGATAATGCAGTAGGATTTATGAAATATGAAGATGAATTTGAACTAAATCAATTCACGGGGCTTAAAGACAAAAACGATAAAGAAATTTATGAGGGTGATATTGTAAAAATATTTTCAGAGCCTGACTCTTACGACTATGCAAAAATAATTTTCAATGATGGATGTTTTGAGTATTTTAATTTAGATAAATTTATGCAGGGATTGTTAACTGTATGTTTCTTTAGAGAATCAGCAAGACTATGTGAAACACCATCAGAATATATAGAAATAATCGGAAACATATACGAAAATCCAACAGAAAAAGAAAAAGAAGGAGAAAAAATAAGTTTCATTCCAACCCACTGTCGACAAATTCAAGAAAAACGCCCTGATTTTGGGAAGCTTAATGAATTCGATTTAATTGTAATAGATAATGATATGGTTGCTTATTTTAAAACGTTAGAAGATAAGAATATTTATTGCAGTTTCGTAAAAATACCTAATATTGTATTCCCAACAGCAATTAATTCAATAAAAAAAATAACTCGCATAAACATAGAAAAACAGACTTTTGAGGAGATTTGAATGACAAACGATGAAGAATTTGGTATTACCCATAATAAAAAACTTACTAT